ACAAACTCAAGGAATGATTCAAGGTAATAATCGAGGTGGCATGGATGATGATATAAATGGACTTATAGGTGCTACTCAACCTGTAGCAGTATCGCAAGATGAATACATTATTCCTGCAGATGTAGTATCAGATTTAGGAGATGGTTCTTCTGATGCTGGTGCTAAAAAGCTAGACCAATTACTTGATAGAGTTCGTATGGCAAAGACAGGAACTACAAAGCAAGCATCACCTATAAAAGATAATGAGGTAATGCCAGCATGACGGAAGTAGCAGTGCAAATATCTGAAGAATATAAAATATCTTTAATACCATCAGAAGAATTAATTAAGATATGGGACCAATGTGAACCAATATTATTTAAATCTTGTAAACGTTCAGATGGTAGAGATAGACCTGTAGATATTTTTTATCGTTGCACTAGAAATCAATCAAGTTTGTGGATTATTTTTGATGATTCAGATTTAAACATAATAGGTTGTGTTGTTACAAATTTACATGATTATCCATCAGGCAAAAGAATGTTGCATATAGAACACGTTGCAGGAAAACAAATGAATAAGTGGGCAGACCTAGGATTAGAGTGTATGTATAAATGGGCAGCAGAAAATAAATGTGAAGGCATTGAAGCTGTAGGTCGTACAGGATTTGTGCATTGGATAAAAGATAGAGAAGAATGGCGAGAAACATCTCGTTTTTATGAAATGAAACTAAAAGGAGAATAGTATGGGTGGAAGAAGTGGCGGTAGCAGTTCAGCACCAACAGAACAAACCGTATACAGCACCGATTTACCAGAATACGTAGAACCGTATTTTACCCGTCTCTTAAGTAGAGGCGAAGGAGAATCGTTACAACAGTATACGCCATACGGTGGACAAAGATTAGCTTATTTTTCGCCAGACGAATTAAC